TGGCTCAGTATAGTCCGTTTACTGGTATCATCGATGAGTCATCTGTTATCAGTCATCGCGGCCGTGGCAAGCACATTTCTATTTTTACCAAAGACGGTGGCATTTGGGCACAAAGTCATTATGAAAAGGGTAATGCAATTGATCATTTAATTGGCAACTTACGTGTAGCAGTTGTAAAAGGAGATGATCCAGAAGATTTTGTTGCCTGGGCAGAAATGCCAGCACTGATGCTTAGGCAACCACAACCATTTGAAATTTTACCAGATTGGCAGTACCAGAGCACTCCAAGTCTGTTATATAAAGCTAACAACATTGATATAGGAGTACTATCTTGAAAACCCCAATTACAGAATTTGACGTAGTGTTTATCAGCTACGATGAACCAAACGCAGACGAAAATTACGCTGACTTATTAGAGAAATGTCCATGGGCCAAACGTAGCCATGGTGTATATGGCAGTGATGCTTGCCATAAAGCGGCAGCAAAGTTAGCTGACACAGAACGTTTCATTACAATTGATGCTGACAACAAAGTGCGCCCAGACTTCTTTGAACTTGAGTTGGATTTACATAAGTTTGATCGCAGTGACGTATTAAGCTGGAGCGGCAAAAACGTCATCAATGGTTTAGTGTATGGTAATGGTGGTGTTAAATTATGGCCCAAAAAAGTTGTTGAACAAATGCGTACACACGAAGCAGTTGACTCTGGCGCCGGTGCAGTTGACTTTTGTTGGGACATTCACTATCATCAGCTAAACAACATTTACAGTGATGTTTATAACAACAGTACGCCGTATCAAGCATATCGCGCAGGCTTTCGCGAAGGTGTCAAGCTTGCTCTAATCGATGGTCGCCCAATGGACTGGCGCCAAATCGCCGACAAGAACAACTTTAAGAATCATCGCAGACTATTAGTTTGGATGAGTGTTGGGCAGGACGTACAAAATGGACTATGGGCCATGTATGGTGCTCGCTTAGGTTGCTATCTAACTAACCTACGCAAAGACTGGGACTACAAATTGGTTGCTGACTTTGAGTGGCACAATGCCTACTGGGCAGAAGAAGTAATGCCGCAGTTTGCTGGCACAGAAGTAACTTGCCCTGTTAGCAAGTACTCATATGATGTTTCTAAGTTAATGGAAGAAACTAAAAAGCTTGGCAGAGTATTACACCAAGACTTACGTTTAGAAATTGCCGACTTAGACGAAGCAGGCAGTCGCTTCTTTAAGGCCAGTTACTTTAACCCACATCGCCTTGGCCCGACTGTTAAAGAAAGCGATGTAGAACAGTTTATTGCGGAGTAATCATTGTTAGATGTATTCTTCATCACAATGGGAGAGCTAGGCAGCGATGCCAATTGGAATCGCTTACTTGAATTTGTTCCAAATGCCAAGCGTATAGAAAACGTCAAAGGCATCTACAATGTACACAAAGCATGTGCAGAACAAAGCACAACTGACAACTTTTGGGTAGTTGATGCAGATGCTTGGATTGTAGATGGATTTTCTTTTGATTGGGAACCCAATGCTGAAGTAAAGTATTGGAATGTTCCCGAAACAGAATGTGTTGTTATATGGCCAAGCTACAATCCTGTTAACGAACTTGTGTACGGGTACGGTGCAGTTAAAGTATTCCCACGTAAACCTTTCTTAGAGGACTGCGGCTGGTCCATTGACATGAGTTCATCTATTGTCAAAGTAGTTGTATCTAAGGATACTGTTAGTTGCGAAACGCGATTTAATGCTACGCCAGAATCTGCTTGGATAGGAGCATTCCGTGAATGTGCCAAGTTGTCAAGCTTGTCAATGGTAAAAACTCGTATACGTAAATCCATTGCCGCAGAACAAAAAAGTCTTGAAGAAGTTGAAGCTTATATAAAATCACAATCTTGGGACAACAATAAAAAAGCAAACTATCGTCGCACACAAACCTTGCTAATACAAGAACGTTATAAAGACGAGCAAAATATTTTCAAGTACTGGGAAGAAATTGAAACTTACAGTCAGCGTAGATTAACTTGGTGTACTCATGGATGGCACAAGACAAATGGAAAATACTCACTGTTAGGGGCACAAGCTGGTAGCAAATTTGGATTAGAGAATAGTGACAACCTAGATGCACTAAATCTAATCAACGACTGGGATTGGTTGAAAAAGGAATTTAAAAATGTCAATGTTTAAAGCAGCCGCAAAAACACGTATTAAGACACTAGGAGACTTTCCCGTCGTCTTTCTTAGCTTTGATGAACCTAACGCAGACAAGCACTGGGAAATGCTACAAGCAGTTACCCCACATAAAAACATTGCCAGGGTACATGGTGTAGTTGGATTTGATACCGCACATAAAACTGCGGCAGCCCAGTTTCCTAAAAGTGAATATATCATTACAGTTGATGCTGACAATCAAGTTGAACCAGAATTCTTTAAACGCCAAGCTCCAGAGGGAATGAATGGTAGAGTAAGTTTTACATGGGGCGGAAGACAGTTTACAAATGGTTTAATGTATGGTAATGGTGGACTTAAACTATGGAGCACTGAGCACTTGGCAAATATGAAAAGTCATGAGCTTGCAGATGAAGAACGTGATGCTGTAGATTTTTGCTGGGACTTCCAACGCTACAAAGATGTACCTGGTTGTTATTCAACTGTGTATACAAATGCTAGCCCATATCAAGCATTCCGCGTAGGTTTCCGCGAAGGGGTTAAGCTTTCAATGGAGCAAGGTAGAGTACTTGACTTTAATGAATGGAATGGTACTATGCATGCCGCAAACTTTCAACGTTTGCTAACATGGATGACAGTAGGTACTGATGTTGAAAACGGTGCATGGAGTATATATGGTGCTCGTTTAGCTGTTAAACTTTTACAGTATGATAATTTTGACTTTGTAAACATCAGAGACTATGAGTGGTTTAAAGAATTCTTTGCCGAAGAGTCAAAGCATAATCCCACTAAGGCAAATAAAGCATTAGGTAAACAGATCAGCGAAGGCATTGGATGGATACTGCCTGACCTGGATGAGGATCAAAGCCGATTTGTCAAAATGACACAATTGCATCCTGCTAAGGCATTGACATATGATGATGTTCGTTGGAGAACAAACCTGAAATTATTTGGATGGTTCAATGGAAAATAATTCAGATCTACGTAGTTCTTTAATTTACTTTGTTGATGAAGCCATTGGCTGGCGTAAAAGTTTACATCACTATCAGCGTTTCCTTGAAACTGGAGATACTATAGAACTTGAACATCTTATAATTGAAGTAGGCCGCGAACACTTTTTTGATTTTTACCCTTTGTTGAATGCTGTTAAAGAAGGCAACGACAAAGAAGGCATGATGACAATATATCATGGATTGGAACGCGGATTATATGTTCCGGAAGCATGGGAAGTTGTTGGCGGAAAACAACTTACCACAGTAAGCATTGAGTTTAGTGATAATCTTTTCAACACTACAGCAAGCTGGTGGAAGCTTCGAGATTGGACGGAAAATAACATTAAAGAAACTGGAACAGATGGACTTTCGGTTTTAGCATTGGCACATCAGCTTATTATTGATGCAAGAAGTGATTTCTATAAAATCTTTGACCTGTTTGAAGTATTACTTGGAAACAATACTCTTTTGTCTTGTATTGCAGACACTGACATTAAAAAGCTAGGAAAAGTTATAGGAACATATTACCCTCCTCAGGCCAAGTACATAGAACGTTTAGCATCAGCTGTAGCAAACAATCCTTCACTAAACTGGAAAGATGCACTAAGTCGCAACCAAGTAAAAAGTAAGTTATGGCTCATTGACAAGCTTAAAGAATATAAGATGTATCCAGAAGCACGTAGAATTACCGATCCAGAACATACAACTATTATTGTTGGTGGCTGGGTAGGCCTGTTGCCATTTTTAATGTCAATGAAAGGCATGAACTTGGATAGTGTCATCAACGTTGATATAGATGCTTCGGTTCACATTGCGGCAAACGAATTGAATCTTGGAAACTTTACAAAGTTTAAGAATTCTAAAGAAGATATTCGAACACTAGACTTTACAAAATTTAAGAAGCTCTTGATCATTGATACTATTGTGGAACACTTTGAGAATCATGGTGAATGGGTAGCAACATTGCCTAGTACCGCAAATGTTGTATTACAAGGGAATGATATGTTTCATGTACCGGATCATGTCAACTGTCATAAGACTTTAGAAGAATTTACTGACTCATGCGGATTGTCTGATAAAAAATGGACTGGTGAATTACCGCTGTATAAGTGCAATAGATATATGGCCATTGGAAAAGTATGAGCTTAAGAGCAGAGCGTACTCCCGTACAAATAGATTTGCAACGTCTAATAGACGAAGCAATGAAGTTGACATGGAACACTGAAACACAACAAACTAGATTTCAAGTTGCTATTCAAAATGGTGGGATACACGACTGGGAAGAAGGAACAGGATCGCGCCCGGGTGTAACTGAAACACAATGGGATAAGTTGCATCCGGATTTAGTTGGTACATGGTGGGACACTGATTTCTTCCCTAGCTTACCATGGAAAGTTTACCGCACTCGTATCATGACGATGGAGGGCCGTAAATGCTATAGTATACACAAAGACGATAATCCAAGGTTGCATATTGCCTTAAAAACAAACAATCAAGCCAAGTTTATCTTTACTAAACCCCCAGAGATTATACACATACCAGCAGATGGACATGTATGGTGGGTGGATACCAGAAACGAACACACAGCAATAAATGGCTCAATCGAACCAAGAGTACATTTACTAATGAGCTTGGCTAACACTGACAAGGATTAATGGCTACATACACATATGAGTTTATATGTAAAAACAACAACTGCTGACGAATTTAAAGAATATCGTGCCGACTATGTAGTTTTCTTAAAAAAGATAGCACATTTAAAAAGCCCGGCATTTGTTAATATGGGTTCTCAGATGCCAATGGGATTTTTGCATCTAGTTGATAACCTTAAACGGTGGAAAGCAGAAGACGGCCAAATTAGCCTCTTATATGATGATGCCAGCGGATCCATGGTTGGTATTAGTGCAGTTGAACATTGTCAACTATCAGATCAACTAAGTTCAGGTGGCAACCGTTGTTGGATACTTCCGAAGTACAGACAAAACAACGAAATAACAAAGTATCTACTAAAGTCAAATTTAGATTGGTCTAGAACCGAAGGTAAGTCAGGAATGTTGCTTACTTTTAATCAATATAACAAATGGATATATGATACCATTTTAAAACTATCAACTAACTCGGGTGCCACACTAGGCACAGTATGGAGCGATTGGTGGGAT